CAGGTAAACCTTTTTACTGGGTATCACCTAGTGGGTTCCCTTGTCATCAGTCTTACATGAAATGGGAGACAAAATCTATAAAGACTAAACTAGGTGACAAGATTATGCGCGTGCGTTTTCGTGAGGATACAGACAAGCTATGTGCCAAGCGACAATCCCAAGGCGCATCACCTAACTACATACACTCACTAGATGCTAGCATCTTACACACTACCGTAAATCAATCGGCTACCAATTTTAATGTTAAAGATTTTGCGATGGTGCATGATTCAATGGCAACGCATACAACTAAGAGTCACGAACTAGCTGCAACTATTCGTGACGTGTTTGTAAAACAATTTACACCTGACTTGCTTCAAGAGTTGAAAGATTCTTTGGAGGATAAACACGGAGTAAACCTTGATCCTCTTCCAGTGAAGGGGACATTTAACATAAATAACATATACAAATCGGAATACATATTCTCATGAGTGAAGTAATAACAACCATGGTGGGAACTGCACGTTACCCACACGTAAATAAACCGAACACTACGTTCGATCCTGATGGCGCGTATTCATGTGACATCATAGTAACGGAAGCAGAAGCTAAAGAGTTTGCTGCTAAAATAGAAACAATACGAGCAGAGTCTCACGAAATGGAGGAGCGCAAGACGGGTAAAAAGATTCGTTTGTGTAAAGAGTTCCCCGTAAAGGAGACTGAAGATGGTCAGTGGATCATTCGCAGTAAGCAAAAAGCTAAGGGCAAGAACTCTCGCACTGGGGAAGTGTATGAGTTCAACATCAAACTTTTTGATGCACAAGGTAAATCTTGTGACGTTGAAGTTGGTGGTGGTTCTAAAGTGAAAATGGCACTCAAGCCATACACTTGGTATAGCCCTAGTCTTGGGTTTGGTATAAGCTTGCAACTAAAAGCGTTGCAAATTATTGAGCTTGTAGCACCCAGTGCTTCAGGCGCAGGAGCTTCTGCATTTGGATTTACATCTGAAGAAGAAGGCTTCTCTAGCGGTGGCGAGTCCCTTGAATCTGTAGTAGCAGATGGGGACTTTTAGGTCAGGCTTTGAGGAACGTGTGGCATCCTCTCTTACGAGAGAGGGTGTCCATTACGCCTACGAAACAGATATAATATCTTTTGTAGAGCCTGAGAAGAAACGAAAATATACACCTGACTTTTTCTTAGACAATGGCGTTATACTAGAGGTCAAAGGTAGATTGACTACAGCTGACCGCAAGAAGCATGAGTGGATCAAGAAGCAGCACCCTGACATAGACCTGCGCTTTGTGTTCCAAAGACCGCAAGGTAAAATCTACAAGGGCAGTAAAACAAGCTACGCAGATTGGGCAGATAAACACAACATACTTTGGTGCAAAGGACCAAGAATACCAAAAGAATGGACACACTAAAAACAATCAACACACATACGAGTTGTCCTGATTGCGGGAGCAGCGATGCTCTATGCGAAAACGAGGATGGCAGCACAAAGTGTTTTAGCTGCGGAATATTTAAACCAAGCAATACACAATACAATTTAACTACACACCCAATTAATATGACACCAGTTCAAGGAGATTACCAAGATTTAGTAAAGCGAAACATACCACAATCAATATGTCAGAAGTATGGCTACACAGTTGGTGATCACAGATCGAAGCGTTGTCAGATTGCTAACTACAGAGACAGTTCAGGTAAGCTGGTAGGACAGAAGCTGCGATATCCAGATAAATCTTTTGAGACGGTTGGCACTGTGCGCACCCTGTTTGGTATGCACTTGTTTGGTAAAGGTAAGCGCATCACTATAACAGAGGGAGAGATAGATGCGATGAGTGTGTCCTCTGCATTCAATGGTAAGTGGGCAGTAGTTAGTGTGCCGTCAGGAGCGCAGTCAGCTATGTCTTCTATCAAACACAATCTAGAGTATCTAAATAACTTTGATGAGATTGTTCTCATGTTTGATATGGATGAGGTCGGTGTTGCAGCAGCTAGAAAATGTGCAGCGGTGTTACCTGTTGGTAAGGCATACATCGCTAATCTACCAGCCAAAGACCCTAACGAATTGTTAATGGAGAATAGAAGTAGCGAAATCATCCAGTCATTCTGGGATGCTACTCAGTACAGACCAGACGGTATCGTAGCAGGTGAGGACATGTGGGACATAGTTAGTAAGACTGAGATAGTAGATAGCTCTGACTACCCATACGAAGGGATGAACAAGATAACAAGAGGGCTACGTGTGGGAGAGATAGTTTGCTTTGCAGCTGGCAGTGGCGTAGGCAAGTCAGCAGTGTGTCGTGAGATTGCTTACCACTTAATTAAGAACAACGAGAAGGTTGGATACATAGCACTAGAAGAAAGTATCAAGCGTTCGGCTCAAGGCATCATGGGTCTAGCTATCAATAAGACACTGCACCTTGGCACTGAGGTGAAGGAAGAAGAACTAAGGAAGGCATTCGATGCTACGGTAGGAAGCGGAAACTTTGTTACCTATGACCACTGGGGTTCCATTGAATCAGACAACCTTATCAATCGTATCCGTTACATGAACAGAGGTCTTGGATGCAAGTGGATATTCTTAGATCATGTATCAATATGTGTCAGCGGACAGGAAGGTGATGAGCGCAAGATGCTTGACATACTGATGACAAAGTTACGGTCACTTGTTGAAGAGGTGGGTGTGGGTATGATTCTCGTATCACACTTGAAGAGACCAGAGGGCAGAGGATTTGAAGAAGGACGAGAAACAACTCTAGGACACCTTCGAGGTTCAGCAGGACTAGGACAACTCAGTGACATGGTCATTGGCTTGGAAAGAAATCAACAGGACGAGGAAGTTAAGAACCAGACAACAGTCCGCGTTCTTAAAAACAGATTTAGCGGAGAGACAGGCGTAGCTTGCACTCTTGAATACAACAAACACACAGGAAGAATACATGAACAAAATACATACTTCAGTGCTGATGATAATCAGCCTACTACTGATGACAACACACGCCAGCCAGAGGGAAATATCGATGAACCATTCTAGACCAACAGAGGCTGAGATAGATTTACTTCTATCTGCTATCATGAAGGTGGAGACAGGTGGAGAACCTGACCCAACCTATGCTGTAGGAAGATACCAAGAGATTGGTCCATTTCAAATTACATACAACTACTTCATAGATTCAGGCATCAAAGGGACATGGACATACAACTGTCTGTATGTTGACCGTTCAATCAAAGTGATGCGAGCTTATTGGAACAGATATGCAAAGCTACACACCTTAGAAGAGTATGCCCGTCTTCATAATGGTGGACCCAACGGCATGTCTAACATGAACACGCTAGAATATTGGCACAAAGTTAAAACAGAGATGGAGGCAGGACAATGAGGAGAGCTTACTTTGACATAGAAACCACAGCAGTAGACAACTGGACTACGCTGGAGGGCATGGACAAGATACACTGTATCTCTATTCTTTCTGAAGATGATAGCAAGTGTGTATCATTTAGTGGAAACAGTATTAGGGAAGGCATATCTTATCTTGTACAACACGATGAAGTTGTTGGTCACAATGTGATTGGCTTCGACATACCTGCCATCAAGAAGCTTCACCCCACTATTAATTTTCCAAACGTAAAAGACACACTGATAATGGCATCCGCTATGTATGGCGATATTAGAGCTGTTGATTTACAAAAGCCACAGTTTCCTAGAGAGTTGGTTGGAAGACAATCACTCAAAGCTTGGGGCATTCGTCTTGGAGTTTTGAAAGGAGACTACGGGGAAACAACTGATTGGTCTGTGTGTACAAGAGAGATGATAGATTACTGTGAGCAGGATGTAGCAGTTACGTATCAACTATATCAACACCTCATGTCTGCTGAACCATCGGAAACAATGATCAAGATTGAACACAAGTTTGCTGAGTTGATGCGGATGCAGGAAGTGCATGGCTGGAAGTTTGATACAGCGGGCTGTCGCGCACTTACAAAGCAGATAATGCAAAGACGCGCTGACTTAGAGAAGCAGTTACAAGAAGCTTTCCCACCAAAGAAAGTTCCAACTAAGACACCTGTCTGGAAAACAAAGGACGGAAAAATATGGAAGACCAAGAAGAAAGCAGTCGAAGCTGGATACAAACCAGCAGACGTAAAGAAGGACGGGTTTACCACTAAGAAGGTGTTGTTTAATCCTGCATCACGCGATCAAATTGCTGAACGCTTGACAGAAAAGTATGGATGGAAGCCCAAGCTATTCACTTCATCAGGTAAGCCTAAGATTGATGAGACAGTTCTCAAAGGAATAGGTAAGCCAGAAGCTGATATATTGTTTCAATATCTGCTGTGCATCAAACGTCTAGGGCAGGTAGCTGAAGGTCAAGAGGCTTGGCTTAAACTAGCGGATGACGGAGTCATGAGAGGACAGGTTGTTACCAACGGCACAGTCACAGGACGTTGCAGTCACAGACATCCAAACGTAGCTCAGGTGCCAGCAGTTGGCGCGGAGTATGGTAAAGAGTGTCGTGCCTTGTTTGGAGCTAGGACAGGGTACAAGCTTGTGGGCTTCGATGCTTCTGGATTAGAACTGCGTTGTCTAGGACACTACCTAACGCCCTATGATAATGGTGCCTATGCAAGGGAAGTTATTGATGGAGACATCCACACCCTCAATCAAAAAGCAGCGGGACTAGCAACAAGATCAGAGGCAAAACGATTTATCTACGCATACCTGTATGGTTGTGGCGACCAGCTTTTAGGTGAGATGATAGGCGGGGGTAGTAAAGAAGGAGGACAGCTACGTAAACGTTTTCTCAGTAAACTACCTGCTCTCAATAGTCTACTTAAAGATGTCAAGAAAGTGGCAGAAGGACAAAAGTATTTGAAAGCTATTGATGGCAGGAGACTGCATGTACGCTCTAGCCACTCAGCACTCAACTTATTATTACAGAGCTGTGGTGCTATCGTTATGAAGACTACAAGTTGCTATCTATTTTACAACCTAACTAATTCAAGGTATGTAAATGGGTATGTAAATTGGGTACACGGTAAGGACTTTGCCTTCGTCGGAAACATCCATGATGAAATCCAAGCGGAGGTTATTGAAGGGCGCGAAGATGAGTATGGCAAAATTGCTAAGAACTCTATCAAGCAAGCAGGTGATTATCTCAAGTTTCGCTGTCGTTTAGATGGTGAATACAAAGTAGGAAACAACTGGGCGGAGACTCACTAATCATGGCATACAGGAATCAACACGATCACACAGGCAAGTGCAGCCAGAACGGAGCGCGAGCAGAGAATCTATTTAGAACTATTATAAATAACATTGGAGGAACGGCAACGCCTTCAAGTTTGGCAGAGCAGTTTAAAGGTATAGATTATCACGTAGACCTGAGTGGTAAGGTTGATGTTAAGTCGAGAGGGCGCAACCGTAGAGGTGATGATTCTCCTGATGCTAAACGAATATGGCTAGAACTAAAGAACGTACAAGGACGCAAGGGTTGGGTTTACAATGACGCAGACTACATTGCCTTTGAGCGTAAGAATAGATACTTGGTTGTAGAGAGAATCAGTATCTGCGAACTAATTGATAACCTAGTGGACATGAGTGAAGTTGTTCTCTGTCCTGATCTGTGTATGTATAACTTATACTCACGGGTAGGACGCAAAGATTTACTAACTAAGGTTCACGTCAATGACCTACTAACATGTTCACACTACATACTACCAAAACCAAATGAAGACAGTATTGATTGATGGAGACGAAGTAGCTTACAAGGCTGCTTTTGTTTCAGAGGTTCCAATCAAATGGGACGAAGACACTTGGACGCTGCATTCAAGCGAACGGGAAATGATAGACGCTATTCAGACTATTATTAAACAAGCAATGAAAGACACCCATAGCGATATGTTTTACGTAGCTCTGTCTGGGTCTAACAACTTTAGACTTAATGTATACCCAGAATACAAAGCTAATCGCAAAAATAAACGTAAACCTCTTGGACTAAAGTTTTGCAGGGAATACATGCTTGAATCATACTTTGCGTCAATGGACGACACACTGGAGGCTGATGACCTTCTAGCTATACACGCTGGAGAAATAACAGACAGTGTAATATGGTCTGTAGACAAAGACTTTCTAACAGTTCCTTGTAATCTATTCAGGGATGGCACTGTGCAAGTAATCACAAAGGAGGATGCTGACTACTGGTTAAAGTATCAAACGATGGTAGGTGACGTTGCTGATAACTTTAAAGGAGCTGTTGGGTTTGGACCCAAGAAGACAACCAAATGGTTAAAAGATAAGGGAGCTACGTGGAACTCTGTCCGCAATGCCTTCTTATCCGCTGGGCAGACCGAGGACGATTGCACCACTAATGCTATTCTTGCCCGTATACTACGCACAGAGGACGAGAAACTAAACTGGAGACCTGATTATGAAAACTGAACAACCAAATATATTACCTAACTCTGGCAAACATGCTGAGTATGAAACTGGAGCTATAAGAGACTCTAAGACGGGTAACGGATTGCCTAGCCTTATGCCTCCTATAGCTCTAAGAGCAGCAGCTAAGAGGTTCGAGGACGGAGCAGTTCACTACGGAAAGAATAACTGGCAAAAAGGCATACCTCTGAGCAGGTATGTTGACAGTTTGTATCGCCACCTTTGGCAATGGATGGAGGATGAGCAGGATGAGGATCACGGTGGTGCCATGATATGGAACGTAATGTGTATGATCCAGACCAAGGATTGGGTCGATAAAGGTAAACTTCCAAAGGAGCTTAACGACTTATGAATGATGATGCGATAAGGTTTGATGGGCTAGATGAAGCCATCATAGGAACAGACCATAATGGTTACATCGTATATGACCATGACATTATGATTACTATATTCTGCCAGCAAGGGATGACTACATCAGAGGCAATAGAATGGATTGATTACAACGTCTTAGGCACTAATGCGGGTAACGGATTTACTGTTTTGATGCTCAATAAAGAATTAACAATGGAGGATTTAGGAGATGAGTGACAACTATATGAAAGGTCGCGGTGAAACTTTATCACCAATATCAAACAATTTAGTCAAAGAACTAGATGCTATCTTTGCTGTTCAGGAGTTTTCTCCTGAGAACACTAAAGAACAAATGATGTACCACTATGGGCAGCGTTCAGTTATTAGGTTCTTAAAACACCATCTAAGTATCCAACAAGATAATATATTAAAACCAAAGGAACAATAACATTATGTGCATGTCTACACCCAAGATACCAGAACCAGTACCACCCCCAGAACCTCCTCCACCTCCTACTAAGACAGCGAAGAGGGTAGAAAATAAAGCTCTTAAAAGCCGTAGCAGTTCTAAAAAACGAGGTACTTCTGCTCTTACTGTTAGACGCGCTACAGTTAACACTGGATCATCAGGTTCTGGTGCAAATATAAGTTACTAATACTATGGCAGGAAGAAGTCTAACACGAGTACAAGGTGGAGTTACCGATACAATACATATCAATACTGATAAGTTTGCTGGTGTTAGAACTATGGGCAGGTCTGACGGCACTACTATATTTGTAGACCGCACAGCTCCAGTCATTGACTCAGACCCTGTGGGACAATCTCGTCCAATACTTAGTAAGTTAGTAGGAGGCGCGAAAGCAGCTTACAGCCTACGCGACCTCAACGACAAGCAAGGCGATAACAAGGTTATACGTGTTCGTCGTGAAAGCGATAATCACGAACGCGACTTCTTAGCCAAAGAGATATCGAACGGGACACTAGAGTCTTTTGTAAACTCTCAGGTAACAGCACCTTTGGACATAAAGGGACTGACCTCAACGGGGCGTAACGGTAACTTTCTTATTCCCAGAGCCGCTTACTCACTGCGTAGCCTAGGGACACGCCAAGCTACCGTATCAGCAACTGGAGACACTGTAGCCCGTGCTGATGGTAAATATGTATGTCAAGTGAGACGTAGCTCTGACAATGCTTTAAAGTCCTTTACCGCAGATGAGATTACTGATGGAACCTTGTTGTCCTTTGTTGGGACAAGTGGGTCAGACAACGGCTTTGTATCTAAATGGTATGACCAAAGTGTAAGCAACCAAGCGGGAGATACGGCAACAGGTAATCACGCAACTCAATCACATGCTGCTTTTCAGCCAAAGATTGTTGATGCTGGTAGCTTCGTTACTGACGGAGGTCTTTTATTTGGATTCGGAAGCAATCAAAAATTAGATTTTACAGGATTTACTAACCAAGAAGAAGTATCTATCTTTAGTGTCGTAAAATTTAATGATCTAGATAGTGGTAGTGATATTATTGGAGCTGATGGGGGCGATGCAAGCTTTGGAATTGTGGACGATCAAAGCTATTCTTTTGCAAACAACGCAACGGAAGAGGAAGGAGACCTAAGCACAACTTTGAATACGTCTAGTTATAATCTTATGACTATGCTTTTTGGTCAATCTGCATCTGACGCAGACGTAGTAACCTTTACAAACGGCATAGAGGGCGAATTGATAGACACTAATTCTGGCGACTTTGAAGCAAACACAATTGGTGACAACGGTTCTTTTGGTGCGCTTAAAGGAAACATTAAAGAGATTATTATCTATGATTTTAAAGCACAAAATGACCGCGCAGCCATTGAAGCTAACATCGGAGAACACTACAGCATCTCTGGTATCCCTGCCTTTAATAACTCAGTAAACGGCTTTGTAGAGACTTGGTATGACCAGTCAGGCAATGGCAATGATTTGAGCCAACCAACTGCTTCTAGGCAACCCACGATTGTAACGAGTGGAGTTCTTAATACAAGAAACAACAAGCCAATTGTAAAGTTCATACAAGCGAACTCAACTCATTTAACAGGAGCTAGCAGTATTTTTCCAACGGGGACAGATATTGCAATGACCGTCTTTCAAGCAATGCACGTAGATGCCTCTTCTGGAAACAGAATTGGATTATTTGGTCATAACGGTGGAGGCAATAGCCCAGCAAATAATAAATATATGACTGGAAGCAATACTAGTAGAAAAACAATTCTTAAAACTAGAGATGCGTCAGGGACGGTTGTTTCACTTCAATCTAATGTTGTATCAGCAAATAATGCTGATGCTATTATTACTTATTTTAATTCGTCAAGTGACGGCACTGCAACTCACTCAGTGTTTAATTTAGGCGCACAAGTTGGTTCAACGCTAACAGCAAGCAATACAGACCAGTCTTACCAAAGCGGAAATATTGCAATATTAGGATCAAGGACTACTAATGACAATTATTCAGATTCAGAATTTTTTGAGGTTATTGCCTATGACTCTGACCAATTAGCTAACCGACCAGCCATTGAAGCTAATCTTTCTAACCAATACGGCATAGCCCTTTCATAATATGTATTTAATATTTTCATCTGAAGAAGCCGCCCTAGAGCGAGCCGACGAAGAGGGTAAAGCAAATAACTTTGCCTATTGGACTGAGGGCTTGGGAACTCGATGGTTAACTAACCCTGTCCTTACGGCTGACGGTATGTGGGCTTTAGATGTTTCTGAGTATGACCTCGACGAACTTGAACAAACTACAACCGTAGAGTCTGTAGTATTCCCAGAACCCATAGAATAATTCATGCACAAATCTGCCCAATCTTTATACGAATCCCTTGTAGGTAAACGATATACCTACTTGGAAAGGGCTAGAAAATCAGCAAAGCTAACGCTTCCTTACATCATGCCTGATGAAGGGTTTGGTTCTCACAGCCGTTTGGAGACACCATTTCAGGGCGTTGGGGCAAGAGGAGTAAACAACCTCGCTTCTAAATTACTGTTGGCACTTCTACCTCCCAACGCCCCCTTCTTTCGTTTGAAGATAGATGAGTATCAGCTACGTGCTGAAGGTGCGCCTGACGAACTCATTACTGAGATAGAGTCTTCACTACAACAAGTAGAAGAAGCGGTCATGGATGAGATTAGTAGAAACACTTACCGCACAGGTATTCACGAAGCTCTCAAACATCTTATTATTACAGGTAACGCGCTAATATATTTACCAGACGAGGCAGGACTACGTGTGTTCCACCTTGATCGATTCTGTGTAGAACGCGATGCTATGGGCAACATACTTTATATATGCACTAAAGAAGACCTATCTTATATGTCGCTGACAGAAGAGATGAAAAGTCTTGTTGGCGTGCAGAGCATGGATTCTGCTAATGAGGAGCTTTGCCTCTACACTGCCGTATGTCGTAAGAGCGACCACTGGCATGTTTATCAAGAAATTAATGGAGAGATGATTCCTTCTTCTGAAGGCTCATACCCATTAGATAAAAATCCTTTCATACCTTTACGTTTCTCTCGTATCGACGGAGAAGACTACGGCAGAGGATACGTAGAAGAATACTTAGGTGACTTGCAATCGCTTGAGTCACTTACGCGTGCGCTCGTTGAAGGCAGCGCAGCAGCAGCCAAGGTATTGTTTCTTGTTAACCCTAATGGCACTACAAGAGCAAGGACTCTAGCTGAGTCTCCTAATGGTGCTATCACACAAGGTAACTCACAGGATGTGTCAGTTCTCCAGTTAAATAAGTTTAATGACTTCAGGGTTGTGCAAGAGAGCATGGTTAAGATTGAAGAGCGTATGGGACATGCGTTCTTGCTTACCTCTGGCGTTGTTCGTAACGCAGAGCGTGTGACAGCAGAAGAGATACGTATGCTTGGACAAGAACTAGAGTCTGCTATAGGTGGTCTCTACTCTCTACTAAGCACTGAGATGCAGTTACCTATGGTCAATCGTTTGATGACTATTATGAACAAGAGCAAGTCTTTACCTAAACTTCCTGAAAAGGTTGTGAGTCCTGTTATCATTACTGGTGTAGAAGCATTAGGTAGAGGTAACGACCTACAGAAGCTAGATATGTTCCTAGCGGGAGCAGCTCAGGTTGTGGGTCCGCAAGCAATACAACAATTTGTTAACGTAGAAGAATACTTTAAACGCAGAGCGACATCGCTCGGCATTAAAACAAATGGTCTAGTTAAAGACCAAGAGCAGATGGCGCAAGAGGCGCAGCAAGCCCAACAAATGCAAATGGCAGAAAAACTTGGACCAGCGGGTATCAAGGCTTTGTCAGAAGAAGCAAAACTACAACAAACAGAAGCGAGAGAGGAACAGTAAACTATGGCTAATTATCAGTCAGTAATAGTAAGCGAGAACACTAACGAAGAGAATATATCTCTAGAAAAGCAAGCAGCTATGCAAGAAGAAGCTGCAAACCAGAGGGGTCAGTCATTGGAATCTGATCCGTCTGAAGGTAAACAAGAAGTTGAAGAGACTTCAGAGCGTCCTGAGTGGCTAGACGAAAAGTTTGAAAGCCCAGAAGATTTAGCAAAAGCTTATAACGAGCTTCAAAAGAAACAATCAACAAAGGAAGGTTCTAGTGAAGAACAAGAACAAAATACTGAGGAAGATACGCCTCCATCTAACAACGCTATTACAGAAGCTACGACAGAGTTTACAGAAACTGGACGCTTATCTGACGAAACGTTTCTAAATCTTGAGAAAGCTGGGATACCTCGTGAGTTTGTTGAGGCTTACATACAAGGACAAGAAGCTATCTCCACAGCAGCAGCTGTAGAAATTCAAAACTCAATAGGTGGTACTGGAAATTACGAAGCCATGAGCGAATGGGCTGGAGAGAATCTATCTGACGAAGACCTAGAGGCGTATAACGCTATCGTTGAAAGAGGCACTGTTGAACAAGCGCGTGTAGCTGTTAAAGGTATGTACGCTCAGTTCATATCAGCGGGTGGTAAAGCACCCAACCTTGCTCAAGGTTCTACTTCTGGCGAAGGAGGTGCCAGAGCATTTGGTTCTGCTGCTGCTATGGTCGAAGCTATGCAAGACCCAAGATACAAAAACGACCCAGCATATCGTGAACAAGTTGAGAGGCGTCTCGCTGTCTCGAATGCATTTTAATTATGAGCATGGAACTAATAGCAATGCTTGGTGGCGGTGTAAGCGGTTTCGTAATGAAACTAATTGCAGCCCAAGCACAATCGCAATCTCGTCTTTTAGAGACGCAGCTAGCAAAACAAAAAGCAGCTGATCAATCTGCACAGCTTGCTTCTGGCAGAGGCGGTGTATGGGTAAGACGTTTGTTTGTAGCCTGTATATTGTTTGCGGTTATACTAGCTCCATTTATTTTATCTCTTTTAAACACACCAGTGACTATAGAAAAAGGCGCACCAAAAGGTTTGCTAGGTTTTATAGGAATTGGAGGTGGCGGATGGAAATCGCTGGAAGGTTTTGTTATACTTCCAGAGGTTCGTCAATCTATGCTAGCCATCGTAGGTTTCTACTTTGGCTCATCTCAAGTAAAATGATTTTATGGAATTGGTATTACAACTCGCTACGGCAGCGACACCAATACTAATCGGATTTATTACGCTAGTTATCATACTATCTAAGATGCACTACAGCATCGAAGTATTGAAGGAGAAGGTAAAGATACTCTTCGACTTTCATAACAAGCATAAAAAATAATTTCTACTCTACGTTTAAAGTAGCGACTGAGCCTGATACGTCAGACAACTCACTGATCGTAAAATATACAAGGACTGAAAGACCACAAAACTAACGAGAACGGAAGGTTCTCAATTATTAACTAAATAAACAAAAGGAAAAACTATGGCAAACGGTGACTTCACAGGTCTATCGCGCAGTGGTTTAATCCAAGGTGGGTCTGACAATGATGCACTCTTCCTAAAAGTTTTCTCTGGTGAGATTCTTACGAGTTTTGCTGAGACAAACGTGATGAAAGAGCTGCACATGATTCGCACGATTTCTTCAGGAAAGTCTGCGCAGTTCCCTGTTTCTGGAATAGCTACTGCTAAATATCACACTGTTGGCGAAAACATCGTCGAGTCGTCAACTGGATACCTATCCAGCATTGGCATGAACGAGAAGATCATCACTATCGATGACGTTCTTGTTTCTTCGACATTCATCGCTAACATTGATGAACTCAAACAGCATTACGATGTTCGCAGCATATACGCTGCTGAACTTGGTAAGGCTCTTGCAAAGCGTTTCGACATCGCAACGATGAAGACTCTCTATGCTGCTTCACAAGACAGTGCTAACTTGACCAACACTCCTGCTGGTACAAGCATCACTGGTGCTACTACAAACACAGCTTCTGGCATCATCGATGCTCTATATGCTGTTGCTGAAACACTTGACTCAAACGATGCTCCAGATGAAGGTCGCTTTGCGATCCTCGCTCCAGCTACTTACTACAAGTTGCTAACATCTGACAACGTTGCTATCAACAAGGACACTGGTTCTGGCGGTAACGTCAATGCTGGTACTGTTGCAAGCGTTGCTGGTATCCGTCTTGTAAAGAGCAACCACCTTGTTGACATCGCTGAACTTGGTGATGACTCAGCAGTAGCTACTGGTGACGGCTCGTCTAACAATGACGTGTTTGGTTCTAACGGTACTGGTTACAACGGAGACTTCTCTGCGTTAACAACTGGTTCTGGCTCAACTCTTGAGTATGGCATTCTTGCTGGTACTAAGGAAGCAATCGGTACGGTCAAGCTTCTTGATCTTGCTACCGAAAGTGAGTATCAAATCGAGCGTCAAGGAACATTGTTTGTTGCTAAGTATGCAATGGGTCACGGAGTTCTCCGTCCTGAGTGTGCTGTTGCAGTGAAACCTGCTTAACAATTAATCAAGCCCTGCCCCCGTTTGGGGGCGGGGTTTTTTTTACAATGGCAAAAAGAAAAGGGCTTAGTTTAAGAAAGGAACACAAATCTAAAACAGGCGGTCTCACTAAAAAAGGAAGAGACTACTACAACAGAAAGACAGGTTCTAATCTTAAGGCTCCTCAACCGCAAGGCGGTGCGAGAAAACGTTCGTTCTGTGCGAGGATGAGTGGTGTCAAAGGACCCATGAAAGATTCCAAAGGCAGACCAACTCGTAAAGCCTTAGCATTAAGAAAGTGGAAGTGTTAATTATGAAAAAATGTACCTGTGGTAAATCTAAATCAAAACCAACGTGTGATGGTTCACACCAACAAAAGGAAAAATAAAAATGAGTTTATACGAAAATATCAATCGTAGACGCAAACTTGGAATCAGCCGACCAAAGAGCAAGTCAACTATAAGTAAGAAGTCTTATGACAACATGAAAAAAGGCTTTCCTAAAAAGAAGAAAGGTAAGTAATGGCAACGTTAACTTCTCAACTAGAATCTGTAAATGCAATGCTGGGGCATATAGGTGAATCACCTGTTAGCACACTTACGGGTTCATTACCTGTCAGCGCGACGACTGCTTTATCTACTTTAAACGAAGTAAGTAAAGAGATACAAACAGAG